CCGAAGCGTCGTTAAAATCCTGAATAAGTTCCGGATAATATGTTCTAACATAATTTTGAAGTTCAGTTCTAATTGCCTGAAAATCTCTGGTTGCGTACGATATTTTTCTGTTTGCCATCTATGTTAAATATTAACAATAACAAAATCACTTTCAGCAAACGTTTGTCCGTTTGTAGAATAGTCAATTCTTATTTTTGCCGTATACTCAGAGGTCCCTTTACCAGGCACTCTGAGGATATCATATACTCTGGTATCACCAGGTTGTGACCTATAAGTTAGGGTATCAACTTCATCAGCAGAATCGGCAGGTTCTATGGTTATTTTATTAACCAAAAGGTTCGGCATAAATCTTTGTATAGAATCTCGAATATCGGCCTCAATGGCTGAAAAGGTTAAACCATCAAACGGTTCAAACAAAAACTCATAAAGTCTTGTACCAAACTCTGGTAAGTAATATCTGGCACCTTTCCTTGTTAATAGTAAGTGTGTAAGGTCTGCTCTTATTTGTTGTGCCCTATAGTCTGTGACTTGAAGATAATCTCCTTGGAGTGAGTCGGCAAAAGGGAAATTTATCCCATATGTAATTCCATTAGCCATATGAGATAAATATATTAGTTAGTTTTTTTTGTTAAAGTATTACCGGGAATATGTCTAGGGTCATAAGGACAATGTTTACATTTAAAACCACAACAATATCCACGATTTAAATGATAAGCCTCAGTCAAAACGACTAAACCATTTTCATTGTGATAGTAAAAAGAAGGGTCAAGCTTTATTTGCTTGACCCCTTTTGGATTTTCTTTTTCCATTAATTAAGCCATTACTATTTCACAAGCACCACCAGCACATGCCACTTCACCACTTAAGTTTGTATCATCGTTTTCTTCAACGATTTTTGACAAATCAATCTCATGTAAAGTTTTCATTAGCTCTTCGTATTTTTCTTTAGTACAATCTTCGAATGGTGCTTGGATATATGTACCACCATCATATGGTAACACTGACAATCCATTATAGTGTTCTCTATTTTCCCACATCCATTCACCAACAGCAGGCCACTCATGTTCTCTAATTGAGACCGTAGCACTTACATTGTGTGAGTTCGAACCACTTCTGTGAGCGGGTTTAATCCATTCCGTATGAACTTTCTTAACTCTTTCTAAGAGTTGGATTGGAGATTCATTTCTAAGAATTGAACCTTCGGGTGCTCTTTGTGGGATTCCAATTACCGCAGTATCGTGTGGTCTGAAATATTCGTCCTCAATTAATTCAGGATGATTTTTTTGTAAATGAGAATAGATTGCCTCATTTTTACCAACACGTACTCTTCTAATATAATATTCGTTATGCCAAGCGTGAATTCCTGATGAGGTTCCAAGTGTCAACGAAGTTGTTCCTGCTGGTTTAACGGTTGTTGTTCTTGCCGCCTGATTAATACCAAGGATTTCCGCAACTCTCTTATTTTCTTCTTTAACAACCTTAGCAGCTGCTTTCATATCTAATTTAAGAACAGCCCCTGAACCGATACCTGTCATTGAAATTCCAATCAAAGCATCTTTTTCAGTTGTTCTTTGCCAAATAGGTCTAAGATAATGAAAATCAGTGTATCCAGCCTGTAGTGTCCCAATAAAGGTCGCCGCTTTAACTCTTCCTTCGTAATCTTCTTGAGATACTACGTTTGACACGTTAACCTCAGTTAAATTACAGAATTGGAAAGGTCTAAGAGCAATTTCACAACATGGATTGGTTCCCCAATCTTTATCATTTGTCAAATAGATACCAGGTTCACCGGCCCCACTATTCTCAATTCTTTTCCAAAGTTCCATAAAATAATCTTTGGTAATCTTGTGTCTCACCAATACTGCTGAGTTGTTAGCTCTTCCTCTCTGAGGATTCGTTTCCCACCAAGAGCCACTCTTACAACCAATCATTTCATCGTCAGTTGCTGAGAATAAAGAGATTAGTGCCGCTCTTCTGATACCACCAGCCAATACCGCATCAGCAATATGACAAACCATATCATGAACTTCAATTGCTTTGAGTTTTTCTCCACCTTCCTTAGAATCAAGGATACCCTCTAATTTAATTAAACACTCCTTGAGAGGTTGAGGACCAGGAGCTTTTCCGCCTGATGTAACCAATCTAGCACCTTTCGGTCTGATGTCACTAAAATCGAATTGAATATGTGAACCTCCGAAGAAATAAGATTTCACTAATACTTTTACCGCGTCAGCCCAACCTTCGATGGAGTCTGCCACCAACCATCTTCTACTTCTCTCTTTTGATGGTTTTCTAATCTCAGGTAATAATTCAACGTGATGTTTTTGAACTGAGTATCCAACACCTGTTCCCCCAAGTAACAAGAACATGATTTCTGAGAATACTCTCCAGTCATCAACAGGAGCGTAAGCACAGTTGTAAATTCTATTAGGTGAAATATCAATAGGTTTACCAGCGAACTGCATTGACCTCATTGATGGGAGAACTTGTTTTTTGAATACATACATGTAGTTCTCTCTGATTTCTTTTTCAAGTTGTGGATACTTTTTGATATGCATATCCATGTTTCTTGTGACAAGTTCTTGCCACGTCTCTCTTCTCTTCAATTCCGGAATGTACTTAGCATACTTCATGTACACTGTGATGTCCGATAAAATCCTGTTCGAAATGTCCATTTTTTAAGTTTTTGTTAGTTTGTATTTTTTATCAAAAAATCGGTGATTTTTATGATAAATATAATGTTGTGTTATAAGCGACCTTGTTTTTTTATAAAAAAAATTAAGTTTTTTTTGAAAAAAGTAGATATTTAATTAGCTAGTTTTTTCTTCCCGTTGTCTTCTTTTTTCTAAAAGTTCTCTGACTCTATCTCTCTTCTTTTCTTCTTGTTGTTCTTCAAAACCTAAGAATGTTATTGAGGACTCTGTATCGATTTCTAATAGTTCATTATTGAACTTACAATTTTCGAATACAACACCGTCTTTACCCAATCTCGATTTAGTAATCGCGATTGTCGCCAGATTCATTTCTTTTTGTTGGAGTGTTTTGGCAACTGTTATAATAACGTGTCCGACTTGTGCTTTTTTGATTGAACCGCCCATTTGGTCTGTGGTTACAACTTCAGATGAGATTGAACTTCTGTTACCTTGTGTTGCCGTCCATCCAACCAAATTGAGTTCGTGACACATTGCTTCAAAAGCTCTCATTACTGAACCTTCGGCTTTCCACTCATCTTTAGCACTTTGTTCTGGAAGAACACAATCGATATAATCCAAAAGAATTAAATCAATCTTTGTACCATCAGCAATGATTTTACGAACTTGATTCTTGATTGAACCCATTGTGACAGTATCCGAAGCCAACTTTTTCAGGATTAACTTATTTTTCATAGTCTCCTGAATTTCGGTGATTTTTGATAAAACATCTTCTTTGTGAAGGGCTAACTCGTCAGGAGCTATACCTGTCCAAATTGTAAAATGTTTTCTTTGAACAATTTTAGGATTGTCTTCAAAAAATATTTGTAAGACATTGTATCCCATATTGAACGCTGTGTTGGCTATCTTAGTGAGAATTGTAGTTTTACCCACACCAGTTGGTGCCAATATAACTCCAATCTCCCCTTTCGCCAGTCCACCTTTGAGCAGTTTGTCAATACCTTGAATTCCCATAGGGATTGGATGTCTGTAGTCCTCTTCCAATACAGTGTCAAGTCCAGTGAAGATGTCAGAAACATTTTTTTCAACCTCCCCAACTTGTAGGGCTTCTCTAACTAAACCTTCAACTTTGTCATAGGATTCGAAGTCTCCCTCGGTAATAATCTTTTGGGCTTTGTCCATGGCTTTTTGTAACTCTTGTTGTTTACAAAATTTCAAAGCCTTTTCTTGGACAAATTGGGTACCTTCAAAGGGTGCGTCTTTGACTTGTTTTAGTGTGTCCAAAACAATTTTAGCAACTAACTCTTGTGTAATCTCAGACTTGATGAGTTGTTCTAATGTCTCAAAGTTTGGTGCCGACTCATATTTTTTATGGTACTCTTTGATTAACTGTAAAATTATCTTGAAATACTTGTTGTCAAAATATGATGGTTCTATTACATCAATAATGGAAGATGTAAAATCTTTATCTTCCATTAATTGATTGAGTAATTGTATTTGAAACGTGTTCCCTAAATAGTCAAAATTTTTATTCATAAACTATATCTATACCCCTTCATTAATTAAATATTCAGGCAGAGAGGTCGAATTCCAAATATTTGTAAGTCAAATCTTGATTTGAAAAAATGTCAGTAAGTTCTTTGAGAATATCTTTCAAAAATGGTCGCACGTCCACTGTATAACGAACCTTTGGTGGAAATTTTTTTCCGTCAAAAATTCTATGACAAAGTGTCTGTTCTCCGAGTTTGACATAGATATTGAAAACTTCGGGACCATCAGTTTGAGAAGTTTCCATGATTTTTGGGTCGTGGATGATTGACTCTTTGTTGTCCATCATGTAAACAACAGTTTTCATCTTTAGGTAGTACTGTAAAGATTCTTTTACCGACTTGATAAATTCGTAAAACTCAAGTGAGTTTTTTGCTTCGGGATTGTAACCCCTAACATTGTAATACCTTTGGACTACAATGTTGTCATTTAGAGTTAACAGGAACTCCATTTTAATACTGTCTTGTTCTTTCATGTTTGTTTTATTAAAATTAAAATTTAAAAATTTCTTCAATACCTAATTCTTGGTTTTTATAAAATATTACCATATGGGGATTTTCAGGAGAATTATCAGTAAAGTAATATAACGCCAAAGATAAACGTTCCAAATTGTCGGGACAATTAAGAGGAGTTGGGTGTCCGTGAAGAGCATTGTCGATGTCGAAAATAACCGCTCTATTGTATATAGGTTCAATTTCAACTTCTTTTTTCCAAGTTTCTTTATTCCATAGTTCGAGATTACCCCCATACTCGGTTACCCAATTTTTATTTAAATAAAGTAATAAATTCAATCTTCTATGTTTTTTTGTACCTGGTTGTAAGTTGTAATCTTCATGAATTGATAGTGAACCCCCTTTTTTTATTTTGTGAATTCCTCCACCAATCAAATAAGGGTCCCTGAAAAGATTATCTATACCCGTAAGACTTTGTAAGAATATTAGAAATTCCTTGGAATTTAGATATTCCATTAGAAGATTTGTTATAGGAAGTTTGTTCTTTATTTCTTGAGCGGTCGTGTCATGGTTTGGATAATAAAATTTATTAATCTCATGTTCATTCACCCACTCAGTAGTATTATGAAACCAATCTTGATGGTTTTTGATTTCTTCCAAAACATTATCTAATAAAAATTCAGATAAAAAATTATCAATTATAATGTGAGGATATGGCTTGGCAGATAAAAACTGTGTTCTTAAATTATTCGCCAAATTTAGGTTTATCATAATCTACGTTTTTCTTTTCTTATAAGTTTCATAAAGGGTCTTAAGAAATTAACCCAAGCTTCGTCATTTTTCGGAAGGTACTTAAAAAGTCCATCTTCCATCATAAGTCTCATCAAATTTTTATATCCTCTGTCGGTGGGGTCAATTGTGTCAATATGAATTTGTTCGACAAGTGATTTACCATCCTCCGTGATTAAGGGATTACTGAGGTCAACAATTTTTTGGTTAACTCTATAAAACTCTTCTCCAAGTATACCATTTTTGGTCCGTCCAGTCAAAATATTTTGAACTGTTTTGGGAACCTTTTTTTGCCTTATATCTCGTGCGTTATCGAGAATTTCTTGAATAGTGCTTGGTTTATCAAGCAAAAAAGGGAATAATTTGACTAAAGTTTTTTCACCCAAACCCTCGATACCATCGATGTTGTCAGATTTATCACCTGTGAAAACTTTTGTAATAGTTACGTTGTAGTGTGGTATATCCACTTTGTTAATAGTAACCTTATCTCCGAACTTCAAATACTTCTTTATTACAGGGGAATAAATTGTCACATTTTCTGAAATGAGTTGTGTCAAATCTTTGTCCGCAGAAAAAATTATAATTTGTTCATCGTTAGCGATTTGACAATAATGAGCAATCAAATCATCAGCCTCGTTGTTTAACATTTCGACTTGTCGAACATAAACTTCTTCCAAATACATTTTTACTCTTGCCTTTTGGTTCAGATAAGATTCGTATTTATACTCATTCATGTCTTGTCGACGATTACCCTTGTATTGAGGGTAAATTGATTTACGAATTGATGAGTTCGAATCTCCATCCCAAAACACAACCACTTTATCGTGATTATGCTCCTCCAAGAATCGTCTAAGTGTATTTATGAAGTGGTATACTCCCCCGATGTGAGAACCGTCGTTAAAGAGGTCCTTTACCCCGTGAAATCCAATTTTAAATAGGTTGTCCCCATCTACCAACAAAGTCTTTGTCACATATTCATTTTAAGGGTGAACAATCAATCTTCTTTTTCTTCTGTTAAAGTGAAATCCCCTTCAGCGCCAATGATATCTTTCCAGTAATCAGCATACTCTTTTTTATAGGATTCGATAGAAGCCTTTTCTTCAGCACTGTCCTTTCCCGCTAAGAACCCATGTGGGGTAACAATAATTCTTCCGTCGTCATATCCTAATCCGTTGATATGATTTTTCATAACGGACACTTTACTTCTAACGGCAAATTTAACTGAACGTTTGTCTTTGGTTGCTGTAATTTTTGTAGTTCCAGCACCTTTTTGATTTCCGAATAAAAACACAAGTGAGGAGTTCAACCATACTGATTCGCCACCTTTCGCTTTAATTTTCGGTTGACCAAATGGATTATCCGGAAGTTCAACCCAAGGTTGATTGATAATGATTAGAGTATTCTCGTATTCGGTATCCGCCTTTCTTGAGCCTGAAATTCTTTGATTGATACCCATTCCAATCTTGTCAGATAATACAGAGGCATTGTGTTGTTTTCCACCTTTACCTTCGTAGGTCATCTTACAAGGGACAGAACCAACAGAGTCCCAAATAAAACAAAGACTATAGTTCAATTCACCTTTTTCTTGAGCATCTAACAACTCATTGATGTAGTCGGTAATTTGTTCGATATAACTAAAGTTGTTATTGAATAAGAAAAATCCGTCCCAATCCATTTCACCTGTTTCTTTATCAACGACTTCTTCACATTGGAACCCCATTAATTTTGCGTGGTCGAAGCTCCATTTTTGTTCAGTAATGATGAATACGGGAAGAATCTCTTTTTTCTGAGCATCAACAGCAGCTTTGATTGCGGCAGTCGTTTTACCTGTATCTGAGTGCCCCAAGAACATATTAATATGTCCAATAGCAGGACCAGGTAGTCCCACGGCATCCAAGAAATCTGAACCTAAATCCAAAAATCTTTGGGGTTTATATTTCGCAGAAGTTGAGAACTTCTTTTTTAAATTACTAAAGTCGTTTTTCTTAATAGCCATAATTAAAATTCTAAATCGTAATCAATAAAATCGAGTAGGTCATCATCAGGATAATATTCCACCCAAGTATCGTTCACTTTGAGGTAAAAACCCCCACCATTCCCATCTTCCCACTTTCTCAATTGGAGTGTATCTCCTTTCTCATTTTCCAATTTAAATTCAAAAGTAACGGATTCGTAAATTTTTTTTGGTTTTTCTCTTACTTTGAAACTCATAAAATAAAAATAAGGGCGGTTTTTAGCCGCCCTAAGTTATAAATTAGAATGGTAAATCTGTGTCAGCGTCTTGGTCTGCTTGTGGGTCAACAAGTTTTGAACCTTTGGAACCACCCATTGCCGTTTCTGAAACTTCGTCGTCACCATAAACATAACCACCTTTTTCAGAATCCCATTTTGGTGTTTTACCTTCAGCAATTGCTTCAAGATACTCAACAGGTTTTTTACTATAAACGTCAGTCCAAGTTAACTCATCAGATAACCATGCTTTAGCTTGGTCTTTATCTTCAGAGATTGGTGCTGGGTCGTCATACATAATAGCAGAAACTGTTGTGTATTCTTTACCTTTTGGAGTTTTAGATTTAGCCAACTCGATGATTAAGTCACGACCTTTATCAGGGTCAGTGATATCCCCCTTATTTCTCCAAATTGGAATAATCTTATCTAAGATACCTTCGTTCTTATAGTTGTGTTTGAATCTCCAAAACTTTGGGCCGTCTTGTTCATTGTCACGGTCAATAACTTTAACGATATAGAACTTACGTGACTTATATTGTTTAGCTAATTCTTTGTCAGATTCTTTACCTGTACTCATTAGCTCTTCGTAAACTTCGTTCAAAGGTGAACGTTCATTGTCATTTTTTCCTGGGTCGTAGAACTTTTGCCATTGACCACCAACTTGGATTTCATGATACCAAGCCTCTTTAAATGGTGAAGAACCATCTGCTGTTGGAAGGATACGAATTTTACGTTGTCCTGATTTCTCTTTATCACCAAGGATTAAAGCGAAATACTTTTTCATTCTTTCGTCTTGCGACATTCTTGATTGGGCCCCGCCCCCTGTTTGATTTTTTTCATACTGTGCCAATACGGCGTCTAATACATTACTCATTGTTTAAGTTTTAAATGTTTATTAAATATAATTGGGATTTCCCTATTTGTCAAATTGAAAAGGGACCTTTCGGTCCCTTTTATTATTTTTTAAACTCGAAACTGTCAGATGTTTGACTACCAGGTTGAAATGAATTTTTTATATCATTAACATTTATATCTGTCACTTCATCTGAAGTTAGGACATAATCATGTTTACCTGTTTTTTCCATATCTTCTTTTTTATCTTCAAAAAAATCTGAAAGTTTTTGGTTGAATGGATATGAGTCGTATGTTCTAAGTTCTAACTTTTCTTGTGGAGTTTTCTCTCTGTATTTCTCAATTTTGTTTTCAAGCGAATTCAATTTAGACATTATTGAATCCATTTCAGCTAATTTGGATTCCAATGTTGAAAGTTGATTGAATAGATTTTGGAAATACTCTTCTTGTTTAGTTTCAATATTTTTCTGAGAATCTACCAAGTCAGTAATTTCTAATTCTTCGGTATCACCACCCTTTTCCTCTGAATCACCTTTATCATCTATCTTTTCAACGTCGGGGTCATTCTCCACATCTATCGGTTCAGCGGTCGCTGGTTTGGGTTCCCCTTCTGCTGCTGGTGCCTCTGCTGGAGGTGCCTCACCTGATGGTGCTTCCTCACCTGGCACCGGTAGAATCTCAGCGGCTTGCTCGGTTATATATTGATTGATACTTTTGTATCTTTCGATTTCACTTATAATTTTTAAATCTAAACTCATTTTGTTAATCGTTTAAAAGTTGTTTTATCCCTCTTGCGGTTTCAACTCTTACTTTTCTATTCAAAGTCTGCATATGCCCAGCTCTTTCAATCAAACCATCTCTTTCTCTCACAACGTAACAATCACCAGTTTCTAAATCACAAACTTGTTTTGTTCCGTCTCCTAAATCTTGCTCAGTATATTTAACTGATTTTCCAAGATAGTTGTTCAATACTGTTTTTAAATCCATAAAATATATTTCCTATAAATATACAATAGTTAGATAAATATCAACTATGCCGTGTATGTAAAGTTAGTTGTGGAATTAATCGGGTTCGGTGTGGATGAGCTAGTTATTTGGATAGGACCTGAGACAGGTAATGCTCCAACTCTTGGGGGAACAGAAAATTTGATTTTTTTGGTATTAATAAATTGAAGTGTTCTCTTGTCCACTAATGAGCCAGCAACAGTAATTGTTTTTACAAATTGTAAAGCGTCTCCCTCTAAGGTTATAATATCACCTTCCTTACCACTTGTAGGACTGAATGATGTTATTAGGGTTAATGGACAAACCGGAGATGCGGGAGTCTGTGTATTTAAACTGTTTGGATTAGACGGCACTGGTGACTCAAAAATAGAAAGTGTAGTTTTAATTCCAACACTTTGAGCACTTTTTTCCGCCTGTTCTAGTACAGGACCAAACTCCCTGTTATAATAATCAGAGAAAGTTTCAAAATACTCTTCAGATATATTGGACTGTGGGAAAAAACATATGTAGTACTTCAACATTCCGACTTGAGCTCTTTCTTTATTTGGAGTTAAAATAGCAATCATAAAATCAATATATGCGTCGAGAGTTTGGAATAGGGCAACAGGCATTGATTTTTTTTGACTTACAGTTGTAAGATTAACACAAGTATAAACCCCTTGTATCATGAACTGAGTTGGTCCTGCGTAATTGAAGTCCAAAGTTATATTACCCAAGTTGTTTCCGAAAGCACTAAACTGACCTGAAGGATTTCCGCTTTTAGCGTACGTCCTAACATAAGAAATCATATAAATCATTGTTTGTAACAACGAGTCATTCGGTAATTTCTCCTTAAGTTTAGCTGCGAACTGGGTTGGTGTTACTCCGCTAAGTAGATTTGTAGAACTTGTGGACTGCCAGTTAGCGTAGGCAGCATTTAGGTTTTCGGCACAAGAATTTTCAGCGGCTGCTGAATTATCATCAGCATTTTTAATTAGTTGGAACGAACGAGCAATTTCCGTTACGTCGGCATTTTTAGTCGCGGCTTTTTGTTGAAGAACAAGAGCTTCAATTTTTGAAATCAAATTTGAATTAACCTTTTGTAAATAATTTTCAATTGAAGGTAAATCATAGATTGACTGTCTTGTTCCTTTGAAAGTAGTTTGGAATGAACCTGGTGTAATAGAATGACTTACTTCTGTAATCATGTAAGGTCCGTTGAACATTGGTACGTGCCTTAGATTAAAGTACATCATTGGTTGTATAAGAGCGTTTCCTAAACATGTTATTTCCGCCGAGTAACTTCTCTTTTTATAGTAGTTGTAAAGGCTAACATTTTGTGTACCAGTATTTCTCGTTTTTGATAAATTAATCATATCTAACAATGCTTGTATAGATTCCGATGTTGCCAACCCTGGGTCTTGAGCAACGGTAATCTGAGAAAATACATTCTGATTCCTTATACCCATATCAACGTTGAAACCAACACACTTGTTAGATTGAACGTAGTCTCTAGCAGATTTTCCTGATAAATCTTCAATTAACGGTACTTCAGAAACTCTTCTTAAATCAAATGAATCGTCACCGTAACCAGTCTCTGTTGATGGTAACTGAACGTGTTCTGAAGGTTTACCAACAAAGAAACATACAAACTTAGGAGTTGCCTTCCTATAATCAACAACATTATAAGTTCCCCAAAGTTGGTCACCGAACTCTAATGAGCCTTGAGGGTTCGGAACCGTTAGCCCCTCAACGTCTTGAATATTATAGAAATTAACATAGGCCGGTAGTGGCATAACCGTAAAGTTATTTTGAATCAAAAGTCCACTGATTAAAGTAAACACACTCATACCTTCATTGAGAGCGTTTTTGTTAATCATATTTTTTACCCCAAATATATCAAGTATAACGGTGTCCCCGATATTTCTTGACGCTCTATCCAAGAATAAGAAATCTTCGAACAACGTGGTTGTTTTGTAATCCGCACCAGAAATCCATTTATCATTAATCGATTGGAACAATGTATACAACTCCAATCTAGCTTGCTCAC